TACTTAAAGGAAACAGGGATACCTCTTCATCATCAGTCTCCTCAGCATGATATGTAAATGGCTCAATGGTGCCAAATATATATACATCACTATCGTAGCTAGTTTTCCAATTAGAAATGTATTGATTGCCATTTTTGTATAGGTCTATAAAGTTCATAATATAAGTTCTAAAAAAGTGAATAAAAATAAGATTGATAGTATTACAGTTGTAACAATAAGCATAGCTATAGCACATGCTTTCTGTTCAGCTCCTACAGGAGTAAAGTAATTAATTAGTCTCTTCATTGTATTATTTTTTAAATTGGTTAAATAAATTCTCAATTTCTTGTAACTGCTCTTTGTTTAAAAAAGTAGTCAAGGTCTGAATAATTAAATGCAGTTGATTTGTGTTTAGTTTGTCCTCCTGCTGTTGTACTTCTAAGTAATCTAAGATTTGATTAAATGTTTTCATGTGTAAAAGTTTTAATTGTTGATAACTATACGCCAAAGATAGTATAAAGTTTTATAACTGCAATAAAAAAGTGTAATTTATATTCATTCTAAATAAGGATAGGTCGCAATTTGCGACTGCAACCACTTAGCAGAAATACCATCAGGTTAAAACCTTAAAACCTTTGCTATTATTAAGGTTATAACCATAAAAAGTCCAATTTATTTCGTAAAAAACGGGACATAATCTAAAGTGTTACTTTGGAATTACATGATAAGTTACTTTGGAATTACATGATAATCGGAATTATGCCTATTATGTAAAGCATATCTTACACAAAAAAAAGCAGCTGCGTGCTGGGGAGCTTACAACTGCTTTCTTTAACATGGAAACAAGTGCTAAGTTAATGTTTATATTTGAATTTCAAAAAATCTAAGTAACTTTTATTATTTATTTTAAAATGTTTTCTACAATCATTGCATAACATCCAATGATGGATAGTACCTCCTGCAGTCACTACCTGTTTATTATACCTTACATTATAGTTTGTGCATTCAGGACAGCAGAATTTCTCATCTCCTTCCATTACAGCATAATGAGTAGATGGAGCTGCATAAGAATTAAGTTTATTGAATACAGCTTCTAGGACAGTGACATCCATTTTGCAATACTCTACCATCTTATCCATTGCTTTCTGATCTTTCTTAAATACTATATCTTTCCACAAATCTAATCCTCCTGTATCCATTTTCTGCCCTACTCCTAAATACTTAGCTATATAGTCTAGTTTATTTGAGTTAAAATTAAAGTACTTTCTAGCCCATTTAAGAGTATCTATTGTCTTAGGTGAAGGCATAACATCAATACCATGTAATAAAGCTCTTGTACGCAACCATTTTAGGTCAAATCTATCCCCATTATGAGCCACAATTTCTGTAGCTTGAGACATAACTTTGAGGAATGCTTTTATCATTGCCTTATCAGATTGCTTTTTATCCCAAGTTAGGAACTGTACATCATCCTCTGACTCCCATTTGTAGCAGATGCAGATAATAGCTCTCTCATGAATGATATCACCTGGATTAATAGTGAGGTTATATCCTGACCGCCAAAATATACCAACATTGAATGATGTCTCAATGTCAAAAAACAGTCTTTTTCTTACCATAGATGGTGTAAACTTAGAACAATACTTTGTCTTTAGCAAATTTAAAGAGATATGATAGCAGTAAGCCTATGCCTACTCCTACAAATAATAGACTAAGATTGCCATTAGCTCTAGGCCTTGTAGCCTTAGCCTGTGCTTTCTGAACTATCCTATCTTTGTAGATAGTTTTGACCTTTAGTCTATATTCTATTTTTTTATCTAGTCTAGTCTTAGGCACATAGACTGTGTTATACTTTATAATAGTATCTTTAGTAGTGATGAATTTCTCCCATACTATGCTATCATGAATGATAACAGGGATGGAATCTAAAGTTGTGATTCTGATAGTATCTCCTGTTTGCTCACAGCTATATCCTTTCTTAATAGCTTTATTAAGATGGTATTGTGCAGAGCAGCTGCTGAGTAGTAGTATTATAGCTAAGTATTTCATCATTCTTTTATTTCAAAGTGCATCCAATCATAGTTCTTCTCTCTACCCAAAGATATAAACCCATGCTTGTAAAATATATCTATCATTGCCTTATACTCAGGTCTTGCAAATCTTGCAGTTTTCGATGATTCTTTGAGTAGATTTCTAGCAGGATCTAAATCTATTGCAATACCCCATGAGTGCATGGATAGTGCTGTACCTCCCCTCATCTTTCTATAATTAAAACAACCACCGAATAAATCAATCCCTAACTCTTTAATCTTATCATATCCATAGGTAGCTAGAAGCTCATTGAATACAGCTGTAAAATTATCAGCTACTAACTTATGGCACATCATAGTATTGACAGTGCTGTCTAAGTCCCAAGCTATTCTCATTGGATATGGTAGCTTAATCTTCACTAAGTAACCTGCACCTGTTACATTAGCAGTACCATATTTAGATGTAAGTTCCCATCTAGTCATTTCAGTTTGTTTAGGTCCTCTTTAACTTCCTTAGCTCTAGCAAATAATGCCTTTCCACTTTGCCACAGGTCCAAATGGTAGACTTGCTTGTATGACTCATTAATTGACATCACCTCTATACTAGCTAGTACTAGTGCCACTACCTTTGTGAGCATAAATGGTACACTGAAAAAAGTAAGCATGATATCATTTAGTATGAATTGGTCTATCAAAAAGAACATAATCACAGTAACCTCATAGAGTGCTAACTTACTAATGATAGATGAGAGCTTTCTGCTAGTTATTTTATCTCCTATCTTCTTAGCTTTCCAAATGCCTGTGATAGTATCAATAGATATTAATACTCCTATCATTATCAGGATGCCACTTATTGGTAAAAAAAATGCAAAGCATATAGATATAAGAGTCAATAGTTCTGATTGTATAGATATTAGTAGTAGGGATAATTGTGCTTTCATTCTTTAGATTCTATTTCAGATGCTAGTAAAAAAGTAAAGTAAGATATTAACAGGCATCCTAAGAATTTAAAATGTAACGAATCAGCAAATATTAAAGAGATACCTGAAAGATACCCAAAGCCAAAAGTCAAGAATGATAAGATGCCTGAGTGCTTCATATTATTAAGATTGAATTGTTGTAGCCATTGTTACCTGCACCTCCACATAGACCATTGCACTCTAGCAAGCCATTAGATAGACAGCTACAGCCATCAATCATAGGTCTAAGGTCAGTATCTCGGTTAGTTGTACCTGTGAATATTGGATACAAAGCTCTGTTCTTAAGTAGGTATCTGATTAATCTTTGCTCAAAGAATGCAGCCTTTTGTGCATAGTGTTCCATGCTGAATGCTATTGTACCTCTATCTACAGATGAGCTGTTATCTCCGAATTGAGTTTGCAATCCTTTATTCTTTAGCTGTAATGATAGACCAAATACAGCATCTTCTGCAGCTCTCCATGCTATAATAGGCTGTATAAATGTAACTAGCACCTCCTCATCAGGATCTAAAGTCTGATTATTGTACTTAGTAAGCAGGTCATTATAGAATGTAGTACCTAAGATAGGCATGATTCTTAGTTGAGCTTGAGTAGCTAAGTAAGGAGTAACATTGTTGACATCTACATTAGCTGTGATGGGTGTGTTATTCTTTAGATATGTTTCTGTTATAAAGTATAGCATCAGATTGTTGGTGTTGGTGTATCATTCAATGGAGGTAAAGATGCTAAGGCTCTAATTTCATTTTTAGACATATTCTCTAGTACTTTAGCAGCGATTGCAGGATTCAATGTATTAAGTGCATCATTAGTCTTAGATGGATCTCCCTCAAGCTCTACAATAGCCTCGTTAATTATCTGATAGTTATTGATAGTGAAATCTGCATCTATCTTAGCTATGAATAACAGCTCATTAAAGATATCAGATACCATATCTCTCAATGGCATTACTACATTTTTCTCAAATATGATGTAAGCCTGCTTAATATCTGAGCCATTACCTAGTGAGCCTGTAGTACGAATACCCATAAGGATAGGATCTATAGTGTGACTAAAACAAATCTGCTCAGTGTTCAGCTGTGATGCCTCTTGAAAGAGACTATCATTACCATTAGTAGGTAGTGACTCTATCTTTGGTAGTTGGTCCTGACTATTAGCAAAGAATGCCACAGCTTTACCTGCATTAGCAGCACCTTTCAATCTATCAATGGTATTTCTTATCATGTTCTTCTCCTCCTCAGACTGAGGTCTTTTGGGAAACATCATAGCAAAGCTAGGAAATACTGAATTTTGTATATTACTTTTAGCAAAGTAGCTAAGTTCACCTGATAGAAATGCAAAGTTTAAAGCTGAGGTGTACTGAGGTAATGGATAGAAATCCTGTCCAATACATTCTACCTCATACACGAATAGTTGCTCATAATCTCTAGAGGTAGGAGTGTATCTCCTTATCTCCTGTACTCCAATCCTACTAGACCAATCATCACAAATATAGTATCTCTTTCTATCTAAGTTTACTCTAAGTTTCTCAGGGGATAGATTGACTATCTTAGTCAGCTTCATCTTATCATCAAAGCATAGCTTGAAATAAACTCTATTGTGCAGTATTAGTTGCTGAGTTACTGCAGGTACTACTTTTTTAATGTTTAATTTTCTTTCTAATGTATATAGCTCTAGCTTATCTTGAGGAGTAAGTCTATCAGCTACTATATTAAATCCACCACCTACAGCTGCATTCACTTTATACCCCACTATTGAGCCATGTAATGGACTAGAATAGAAAATTTGATTAAGGAGTTCAGGAAATAAATTGTCCTGACCAAAAAAAATGACTCCATTAGTCTGAGTCCTACCATTTACATAAGGTAGAGTTAAGTTAGCACCTCCTACTTTAAGGAATGGAGTAGAGAATGATTGATATCCCTCTACTATTTCATGCTTTACTGTTTTAAAAAAGTCTTTTAATGCCATAATTACTCATAAATTGATTGTACTATTGGTCCACTTACTACCATCCTGCC